TTGGGAGCATGGATCGCATCTTGCCCATGACCGATTCGATCACCGCGCCCCAATCGACCATCGTTGCAACGAGAACGCCGACGGCGACGGCGAGCAACCCAAGGGGATTGCCTGCCAGAGAGAGCGCGGCGATGCGCAGTTTTGTGACGGCCGTGGTGACCACGCCAATGACCGTCGCAATGCCGCCCACGACCGTGCCGACCGTCGTGATGACCATCGACAGGGCCAGCAGCGCGGCCCCGGCCACACCGATCCCAGCCGCCCATTTCGCGGTCGTGACGATCACCTCTTGATTGTCCCTGACCCACTTGCCGAGGGATGTCGAGACCTCGGTCATCCGGCCGGCCAGCCCGGTAATCGTCGGCGCCAACGATTCGCCGATCGCAAACACACCCGCCTTGACCGTCCGCCACAGGATGTTCAAGGCGTCGGTCAGAACGGCCGCCTTGGCAGCCGCCTCCGTCGAGATGGTCAGCCCCAGCGCGTCGGCCTCCTTCATAAGGGCCTCAATCCCGGCCGCTCCGCCGGCCATCAGCGGGACCAACTGGGCCCCGCTCTTGCCCAACAGCTTCATTGCCAGGGCCGCCCGGCGGCTCGGGTCTTCGACCTTCGAAATCCGTTCGGCGATCAGCTTGAATTGATCTTCCGGCGCGAGACCCGCTAGGTCCTCGACGGCGAGGCCCAAGTCGGTCAGCGAGTCGACCGCCGTCGATAGGCCCCGCTCCGCGTCCAAGATGGTCCGGGCCATGCCTCGGAATCCGGCCTCCAAGACTTTGATGTCGGTCCCGGTTTGCTCGGCTGCAAAGCCGAGTTGCGAGAGGCCTTCCACGGAGGCCCCGGTCCGGCCGGCCATCTTGTTGAGATCGTCGCCCATCGAGGCGAATACCTTGGTCGAGGCCACCAGGGGCCCCAGGACCGCCGCGCTGGCCACCATCATCTGGCGGCCGATCGCTCCGATCGACCGCCCAAAGCTGCGGAGCATCCCCTGGGAGGCTCGCAGGGATTTTGAGAGCGGGTTGTTATCGCCCCAGATTTCGACGTGGGCCCGGCCGGCTCGTACTGATCCTGGAGAGGCCATCAGGCGGTCCACTCCTTGCGAAAGGTCGACCAGTCGCTCCGATCAGTCTCGCCGCTCGGCCGGCTTCGCCGGAGCGGGTGGACCTGGTCCGGGGTGATCGTCTGACTTTCCTTCGTGCAATTCACGTTGTGGATCTTTGCTATGAGGGCCGATACTTCGTCCCACCGAGCCATCCGGCGAGCGGTGACCATCGCCACCAGCTCCCGCATGGTTCGATTGTCGGGGTTTATTCCGAGCTCGCCGGCGTACTCCCAACAGGCGTCCCAGTTGCCGTCGGGTCTTGGAGGCTCGCCAGGTTGCGGATCTGGTCGATCTTGGTCTTGAGGATCTGGGTCATCTCGTCGCTGGCGATCGTCTCCTCCGCCACCGCGGCCGCTCGGTTGACGATCTCCATCTGGGTCTGGATCGCTTTGACCACGTCGGTCCGACCGCGTTGGCGGAAAAAATCGATGAGCGCTCCCATCAGTGCGTCGCGAGCGGCGGAGAGCGCCTTCCCGTCGATCGCCGCGCCGAATTCTTCGTCCTTGACGCCTTGCTCAGTCGCTTGCGGCTTAACGATCAGATAGACCACGTCGACCAGGAGAATCGTGTCTAGATCGATCCGAGTGATCGGAGCGATAGAATCCGCCTCGGTGGCGGCCATCGGATCGGCCAGATTGAGTCCGAGGATATCGCGGACCCGCTTCAGCGCACCGACTGTGGCGTCGACCGTCCAGGTTCTCTCCCGGCAGTCTTTGAACTCTCGCATGATTCCTTCCGTGGGTTCCTAATGATGGATTGGGGGTGGTCCGTCAGTCGCCGCGGCCGGATCAGGTGGAGTTGTAAATCCCGCCGAGCTTGAGGGTCGCCGCGGCGGAGCTGTCGCCGTTGGCCGCCTGGATCGTGTCGACCGGGTTTCCGGTCAGCGGGTTGGTGATCGAGGTGTCGGCGGCCCAAATCCACGGCTCGTTGGCCGTGAGCTCGACGACTTCGAGACTTGTGGGGGTGGAGTCCTGGAAGTCGAGGTGTGCGCGGAGGTTGGACAACGCGACGATCAATTCGAGGTTGTCGCCGTCAAAGTCGATATCGATCTCCACCAGCTTCGCGACCGTGATCGCGGAATCGACCGTGGGCAAGTTGTCGCCGGACCCCGCGTCGATCTCGATCGTAGTCGCCGTGGTCGCGGTGACGTCGACGCCGTAGCGAACGCCGCCGCTCCAGAAAACGTCGACGGTGTCCGTGTCGGTGATCCCATGGCCGCTTTCGACCGTCAGAATCCCCGTATCGTCGTCGGTCCGCGTCGAGAGGGTCCCGGCCTTCGCGGCCGGGAGCGATACCTCCTGGCCCGGGAGATAGCCCGTGCCGCTCCGCGTTAGCGTGCCGTTGATCGAGATCCCGCCAAGGGATCCCAAATACGAAATGCTGCCGACTGGCATGATGTGTTTCCTTCCATGGGTTGGGGGGTTTTCCTAAACTAAAGGTCTGGGTCTGCGTCAGGACCAGGTCGGGTTCCGCTCCTCGCTGGAGGCCTCACAGGTGATGTCGTAGGTGGTTTCACCGTTGAGAGGCTCGCCACGCTTGAATCCGGTCACCTCGAAGTCGGCGTCCGGGCCGTCGCCGTCGGCGGCGTCCTTGGCGTACAGCGCGATCAGCGTGTTGTTGATCGAGGCGTTGCGGATCGCGACGATGTCGGTATCATCCGACTTGTCCACGATATTGAACTCGATCTTGAGGTCCTTGAGCGTCCCCTTACGTGACTTCCAACCGCCACAACCGCGCGTGGTCGTGTCGGCCGCGTCTTTGTCCATCGTGAGCGTGACGTCGCGGACGTTGACCATCTCGGTCCCGGCTTGGCTACCGGCCGCTCCGCGATACAAGATCCCGTTGAGTCCTACTCGAAAAGTGGCCATCGGTTCTCCCTCCGTGGATTGTCAGTGGATTGAATCCCGGAGCATGCCCGGGAGTTTTGGTTGAACTTTCTCCAGGGCCGGGCCCATCGTCGGGCGCGCCTGGTAGTTGAGCGTTTTAACCTTGCGGGTCTTCGGATCGACCCGCGTCACGGTTCCGCCCCTCTCCAATAGTTCCGGTACCGGCGTGCCGCCGCTCTTTTTGCTGGGGTAGAGGACCGGCCCGGCGACGACCGTCTGGCGAGCGGAGTCGTAGCCGTACATGATGCCCCGCTTGAGACCGCCGGCGTGGGAGCTGGGCGGGCTTCCGGGTTGCGAGATTCCCTTCCGTTTGCGGATGCTGCGCCGCGCGACCAATCGCACGGTCGCCCCGGCCCGGTTCAAGAACCGCCGCTTGCCCCGATCGGTCGCACTCATCACGGCCTGGCGGTCAAAGAACATCTCTTTGGAGACCATCCCAAAGGATGCCCCGCCGCGTGCCGTCGCCATTTGAGAGACCATACCCACTGGGTTACCTCATAAGTGCACGTAGACCAGGCGGATAACGCCGGTATAGGCCGCGTGCTGATCCAGGTGTTCGGGGATATAGCCGGCCTCCGCGCCGTCGAGTGTGAGCGTCGCTTGCCATTGGGCGGCCGGGTAATCGGCGAGCGGGACCAGCTTGAAGGCCGCGGCCAACTCTTCTTGAAAATCTTCCAAGGCGTCGATCTCGGCGTTGTCGTCGGGATCGCTCACGGCCTTCTGGATCACGACGTCGACCGTATGAGTCTTCTGGGTCGCGCCGCGAGTGAAGAGGGTCTCTTCGGTCGAGGCGGGGATTACCGCCACGTAGAGCGTCGACCCCATTTCTTCGCGGGCCAAGCGGCTCCGCCGCTTGCGCTGGGCCGTAAAGTCCAGCGACCAGGACCCGTCATTGAGGGCCTTGGTGACCGCGTCGGCAATGTCGGTTTGCGCGCTCATGGTCGCTCGCTTTGGATGCGTTGGGTCTGGACCCGGATCTCTTTCTCGTACGGGTCGACGTACCGCCACCCGCGCCCGCCGTCCGGGGCCATGACGCGAAAGACGCTCCCGCGGCCGGGGCCTTCCAAGGGCCGGACCTGGTCGGAGTCCGTCGGCGTCGTCTTCACGCCGTCGATCACGAGCGCGTCCGCCTCGATCAGCCAGTCGGCGTCGGTGTACTCGACGACTGTGATGTCGCCCGTGGTCTCATAGGCGGTCCGAGCGGGCACGGCCACCAACTCCAGGCGAGTGGAGCCGCGGCGGTACTCGATCCGGACGCCGGCCAATTGTCGCCGGGTCCGGGCCGCGTGCTCCATCGCTGTGACCGCCAGGTTCATGACAATCTCCGGTCAGGTCGTAATAGGCTGGAAGTCCAGTCTCAGAACAACAGTTCCGTGGTCATGGACTTGTCGCTTGCGTCCCCGGTCCCGCTGTTGGTTGCAACCACGCGGACGTAGCGGTTGCAATCGGCCGGAAAGCGGAAACGGGCCGTTGCGGCGTCGTCTCCGGCCCCGCCGGCCCCGGTCTGGACAAGGACCGCGTCGGCCAGTGTCGCGGCGGTGCCGAAGTCGCTGGCCGTGTCGTGCTGGACCTTGTAGGTCATGGTTTTGGTGTCCGGCAGATCGGCCGTGTCCAGGGCCGGTGCCGTGATCAACAGCTCGACGTTTTCCAGCCGTGCTCCGCGATCGCTGAGCGCACCCAAGTCAAAGCCGTCGCCGTTGACGGCCGCCGCCCCGTTGGGCAGTGCCTTGGTGTTGATCAGGCCCGCGTCGCGGATCTGATTGAGTGTTCGGTCCATCGTTTGGATTCCTCGCGTGTTGGTGTTTGGTTGGGTCGGTGGGCTACGCTTGAGCCTTTGTTCAGAGGGTCAGCGCCTCGACGTCGGATAAGGCCTCCGT